GTTAAAAACTTCAATTATTGGTTACAAGCAAGTACAGAATCTTACTTGGATTTCAATGATTGGAAAAAGAATGAAACAGATTTTGATATACATGGCTCTAAAACATATATTGGTTTAGACTTGTCGCGTGCTGATGATTTAACCGCAGTATCATTTGTTCATCTTAATGAAGATAATCAAGAGTATTATGTAACCAGTCATTCGTTTGTTGCTACTAAAGGCGGATTAGACGGAAAGATTGATAGAGACTTTATCGATTACAGACAACTTGCAGAAAATAGTTATTGTACGATTACCGATTTACAAAGTGGAATTATCAATACTGATCAAGTTTTGAATTATATAGAGGATTATATCGACCAATATAAATTAGACGTACAAGCGTTATGTTATGATCCTTACTCAATACATGGTGTTATTGCAGAAATTGAGCGTAGAGATTGGCCTTATGATTTAGTAGAAATCAGACAAGGTCCACAAACGTTATCTAATCCGATACTAGATTTCAGATTGAAAGTGATTAATGGCGATATTAAACATCATAAAAATCCGTTACTAGATATTGCGATAAAAAATGCAGTAGCTAAAGATACTAATGACTCATTGATGATTGAAAAGAAAATGAATAGAGAAAAGATAGATCCACTCATGTCGACTATATTCGCTTATGTGATGGCTTGTGAACATGAATGGGACACAGAAACCTTAATGCCATTATTCTTATAGGAGGTGTGATAATGAAAAAGTTCTTATACGCACTTGTAGTAATACTATTATTTATTGTGGGCTTAATAGGGCTATTCTATGGCTTATTTATACTTTGGAAGCCATTAGCTTATATTGTTGGTGGATTGCTACTCATAGGCCTCTCAGGTGTTTTAAATCAAGCGTATGACAATACCTCGATAAGTCAGAAAGGGGGTGACGATTAAAGATGCCACTACTTGATTTAGGATTTACAAGCAAACAAGAAAAGATGAACAGAGATTTAGAACGATTATTGTATTGGCAAGAACATGGCACACATGCAAGCTATGTTGGTATAAACGCGCTACGTAACAGTGATGTATTTACTGCTACACGTATTATATCTGCAGACATTGCAAGCACCAAGTTGAAAGTTAAAGGTCACGAAACAAATACAGTGATGGACCAAATACTGGATCTATTTAATAACAATCCGTATTCGGACTTACCGGGTTGGCACTTTAAGTTTATAATCATCGCGAATATGCTGCTTAACGGTCAATCTTTTGTTGAAATTGTACGTGACAAAAATGATTTTCCTGTTGGTTTCCACTTCTTACATAACGATTTAGTAGGAATAGAGGAAAAAGACGGGGATATTATTTACAATGTTAGCGAAGATTTTGAAGGTAATGCCGTTAAGATAACAAGCGATGATATATTGCACTTTAGATATATCACATTAGATGGATATGTGGGTTATAGTCCTTTGTATGCACTAGCACATGAGATTGGTATTTCTCAAGGCTCAAAGAGTTTCTTGCGTAATTTCTTTGATAATGGTGGGACTTCGACATCAGTGTTGAAGTATAAAAAAGGGCAAATCAATGCTGAACAATTAAGAGATTTGAAAAAGAATTTCTCAGAAAGCCAATTAAAAAACAATGGTGGATTAGTTGCTATCGACGACACAATGGAATTCAGCAGGTTGCAAATTCCTACCGAAGTATTGAACTTCTTAAATAGTTATAAGTTCAGTACATCTCAAGTTGCTAAAGCGTTTGGTTTACCAGTATCGAAGCTAGGTATTGAAACAGTCAACACATCTATCACACAAGCTAACCTAGAATATTTGCAAAGTACATTAGATCCAATATTTAAAATGATGATTGCAGAACTCGAAACAAAAATATTTAAGTTTATTGATTCGGGTTACGAATTAGAGTTTGATTCATCACGTCTCATCGACATTGATCCAGAGCTACAATTACAACGTATTACCGAATTGCATAGTAAAGGAATTATTTCAACAGACGAAGCAAGAAGTGTATTTGGTTATCAACCTATTGAAAATGGTGAACAACCATTGGTTGACCTTAACAGAGCGCCACTTAACACTTTAGAAAATTATCAAAAATCGAAAATTGACAAAGAAGTTGAAAAGAACTCCATTAAAGGGGGTGATGAGTATGACGAATAGTAACGTTGACACTGGACCACAAGATATGGTTATTAAGGGGTACGCAATTATCTTTAATATAATGAGTGATGACTTGGGTGGGTTCAGAGAAATTGTAGCACCTAACGCCTTAGATGATGTAGATATAAGCGATGTGAAATGTTTAATCAATCATGATTTCAATTACGTTATAGGACGCACACATGCTGGAACACTTGAGTTAAAAGTAGATGAAAAAGGCTTGTACTTTAAATGTCACCTACCTAACACATCTTACGCCAGAGATATTTATGAAAATATTAAGGCGGGCAACGTAAATCAGTGTAGTTTCTTCTATACATTACCTCCTAATGATTCAACAGCTCGTACATGGCAAAACCTAGATAATGAGTATGTTCAAACCATAAATAAAATTGATGAACTGATTGAAGTTAGCATTGTTACAATGCCAGCTTATAAAGATACATCGGTTGAGGTCGGTCAACGTGCAAGAGATTTAAAGAAATTTAAACAGTTGGAACAAATGAAAATAGCTTTAGATTTAGAAAGCCTGCGTTTTGAAACGTAAGGCTATTTTTATACCCAATTTTAATGAGGAGGCTTACACATGGCTAATTTAGATGAGCGCAAAAAAGAAATCGCCAATTTGATTTCTAAAGCGCAAGAAGCAGTTTAAAAGGGCGACCTCGAAACTGCTCGTAATTTAAAAGCTGATATTGATTCAAAGAAAAAAGAATATGAAGAACTTGAACAGCTTTCAAAAGAAATTGAAGCATCAGTACCTGAGCAAGATGAACCGCCTAAAGATGAAGGCGCAGAAGTTGAAGATAACAAAGGTGATAATTCTGGAGAAGAATCAGAAAATAAACCATCTGATGACAAAGAAGAGAAACCGTCAGACGAAGAAAAAACTGATGATAAACCGAAACCAGATGGTCCATCTGAATCTGAAGAAAAGCCAGAACCATCAGCTATCGAGAAAGTAGAAGAACCTACAGAAGAAGAGTTGGAAGAAGAAAAAGACAAAAAGAAAAAAGAAGGAGCGAAACGTTCTATGGCGAAATTAAATCAAAATACAGAGACAAACGAAGAAATTCTAGCATTTGAGCAGTACATGAAATCTAAAGGAGCGAAACGTGACAACGTTAAATCAGATGACGTTGGTGTAACAATTCCAGAGGATATTAAATATATTCCTGAAAAAGAAGTTAAAACAGTCCAGGATTTATCAGAGTTGGTACAAAAAACATCAGTATCAACAGCAAGTGGGAAGTACCCAATCTTAAAACGTGCTAACGCTAAATTTAACACTGTGGCTGAATTAGAGAAAAACCCAGAGTTAGCTCGTCCGGAATTTGAAACAGTTAATTGGGAAGTTGAAACGTATCGTGGAGCAATTCCGATTTCACAAGAAGCATTAGATGATTCTGTTGCTAACTTAACTGCTATTGTTTCTGAAAATATTAACGAACAAAAAATCAACACTTTAAACGAACGTATTGGTGAAGTTTTAAAAGCATTCAATCCTACTACTGTTTCTAATGTTGATGACTTAAAAGAAATTATTAACGTTAAATTAGATCCAGGTTATGATCGTCAAATCATTTGTACTCAAAGCTTCTACCAAGCAGTGGATACATTGAAAGATAAAAATGATCGTTATTTATTAAATGATTCAATTATCAATACTTCAGGTAACACTTTACTTGGAATGAACGTAACTGTAGTACGTGATGATTTGTTAGGTAAAAATGGAGATGCACTAGCATTTATCGGTGATGTAAAACGTGGTGTGTTATTTGCAGACCGTACAGACGTTTCAGTTCAATGGATTGAAAACGAAATCTACGGTAAATACTTGATGGGTGCTTTCCGTTTTGACGTTAAACAAGCAGACAAAAACGCTGGTTTCTTCGTAACGTTTGAAGCTGCAGCAGAACCTAGTGGCGATTTAGGAGCATAAGTAAAGTAGGTGAATTCAATGTTCAAAATAGATAACGTTGAATCTATTAAGCGAGCGATACGTGTAGATCATGACTATGATGATGATTTGATTATGCAAGTTTATTTACCTGGAGCAATCAGTGAGGTTAAGGCTGCTGTTTCTTTAGATGAAGAAGATGAAAAATTCTACAACAATAATCCTATATTCAATTTAGTGGTCTTGAATATTATTGCTCACCACTACGATAATCGTTCAATCACATCTAATGAACAATCATTTGATGTGCCTGCATCATCAATGAAACTTATACAAACATTAAGAAGTAATCTAGTTAAGTGGCGAAAAGATAACATCGAGGTGATAGCCGATGAATCTTAACGAGCTTGATTATAGGGTTGCTTTTTATTCTGTCTCAAATAATGGGCCTGAGGCAGGAGTTAGTGATAAGAAAGAAATTTTTAGTTGTTTCGCTGGTCTATACGAACCCACACAAAAAGATGTACAATTAGGAAATTTAGAAACAAGTAAACGTTCTGTAAGTATTAATATTAGGGATGCACAGCCTGACTTTCTTCCTACAGTCAATCACGTATTTGAAATTAAAAATGGAATGTATGCTGGGTTAACTTTTGACATTAAGAACGTTGCGCCTGCTAAAACTCCTAATTACATCAAAGTGGTAGGTGAAGAATCATAGGGATATCAATCAAAGGTGATAAAGAACTTATAGCATATTTAGAAAAGCAATATGGAAAATCAGAAACAAAGCGCATCACTGATTATGCATTAACTAAAGGTGGAAACAAAGTTGTGAGTATTATCAAAAGTAATATGAAAACTTTTAAGGACACTGGAGAATCGGTAGCAGAAACTACACTTTCAAAACCTATGACGATAAGCGGAGTAAGAACCGTTAAAATTCATTGGCGTGGTCCTAAACAACGTTATCGTATTATCCATCTAAACGAATATGGTCACTTTGATCGTTCAGGAAAGTGGGTTAATACAGCAGGTAAAGGTGTGATTGAACGTGCTATGAGAGAAGGACGCGAAACCTACTTTC